CCGCCAGCCATAGCCGTCAATACGCCGCACAGCGCAGACACCGAAATGGCAATCCAGCGCGCCACGTTGCCAGTCATGGCCTTCGTCTTGATGGCCTGCACGATATACGGCACGACAAGCACCGTGCACACCGTCAGACCAGCTTGAATGTTCGTCATTGTTTCTCCTATCTCCCAGCCTCTTTGTCGTAGAGCAAATCAACGCGGTCGCAGATGTGGTCCACCTTGGCGGCCATGCCCTGGCTGCGCGCTTGGCTGTGGGCCAAGTCGTTGTGCAGGACCTCGTTGGATGCCACGACCGACTCCATGAGGGTTTTCATGGCCTCCATGAGGCTGTTGCTTCGCTCCATCTGCGCGGCGATGCGGCCCTCCATTTGGGACCGTTCGCGGTCCCGCTGCGCGCGCTCGTCCACCTCGGCCTGCTTTCGCTCCTCGCGCTTCATGTCGATTCCGGCCTTGCGCTCGTTCTGCCGCTTGTACTCCTCGAGGAATTGCCTACCAAAGTAGAATGCGATCAGCGCCAGCAGCACTCCGCCGAGCCACCCTGGACCATAAGGCGCAAAGAGCTTGAGCACTTCCATCCTGCCTCCTTCCCATGTCGATTACGGTCGCCCCATGCGTAATAAATCCCAGGAGTAACGCGACTGGCTACCATGCGAAACGTCTGGGATTTTCGAGAGATTGGAATGCCAAAATGCTGTTTTCCGATGCAGCCGCCGAGTACATGGACGACAAAAAGAAGCGCCTGCGCGCCACCACGATTGAGGGTTACGCGAGTGCAATCCGCTGCCATCTGATGCCGATGTGGGGCAAGCGCGAGATAGAGAGCATCAGTTTTGAGGAGGTGCAGGATTGGGTGGACGGATTCGCACTACCCGGTGCCGCCGAGAAGGCATACAAGACCTTTAGGCAGATTTACCGATGGGTTATTCGCCGCCACCAGCTGCGTATCTGGGACGTGACGCAAGGCGTGGAGCTGCCGAAAAAGCCCGCCGTGCGCCGACCGACGCTCACGGCCGAGCAGGAGCGCGAGACGCTGCGGGGCATCGTGGGACAACCCTTCGAGGCCGCAGTCCTGCTTGGTGCCGCGCTCGGCCTGCGCCGATGCGAAGCGTGCGCAGTGAGAATCGAGGACATCGATTGGCGTAGCGGATGGGTGCACGTTCATCGCGGCCTGCACGTGGTGGGCGGCGAGGTCATCGAGACGGGATGCAAGACAAAGCTGTCGGACCGCAAGCTGAAACTCCCTCGATTCGCCCTTGAGCGCCTGCGTGCGATACGCGGGACGCGCAGGTCTGGTCGCCTATGCCTGCTTGACCCAAACGCCGTGGCTAGACGGTTCCGCGCGTTCTGTAAGCGATTCAGCCTGCCGCATGTGCCGATGACATGCCTGCGACACTCATGGGCGACCATCTCGCTGGAGCACGGTTCGGCCATCGAGGACATAGCCGTGGCGCTGGGGCACTCGACCGTCAATACAGCTATGTCGCACTACCTGCAATCATTCCGCACGGTCGTGGCGAGGGCGAGCGATTCGTATACAGCGGCTATGGAGATGTAGGGTATTCCGTATCCCATGTCATGCGCAACGTGACCTTTTCTGCCAACAAGCAAATAGGCTCGCTTTATTACGACGAATTTGATACGGACATCAAGGCCCGAAATTTCGTGATCGCGTTTCCACTGTCAGGCGCGCGATTTATCAGCCCGTCGAGTAACTCAACAGCTGAGAAGCAGCGTTGGATGATAATCCAGCCATATCCTGGCAACAACGAGTCTGTCAATGTGATGTTTTACTGTTTCTAGTATTCCGTATCCCAGAAACAAGGCGCGTTCAGACCGGCTAACGGATGGTCCGTGCAGTCTGGCAAGGTCATGCGAGCCGGGGATTGCGTCACGATGTGGCTCGACGTAGTAGCTGGCACTAGTGCGAACAAGAACACGGGCGTCACGTTTGCGACGATGCCAGCAGAGTTCGCTCCGCGAAATCAGAACATCGAGTTCCCGGTGTTGGGATTCACCACCGCGGCATATCCGGTTAGCTTCTGGATTAGCATCACCACCAAGGGCGAGATCAAAATCAAGCAGTACGTGCTGCCGCAGGGCGGCATCCTCGGTCAGATAAAGAGCTGCTGCACGTATCTGAGGGTTTAAGACAGGCATTACCCGATGGGCCAAGACCAGATGCCGAAGAGCGACCTTACCGTATGTCGGGCTGTCGTCGTCACAACACGATGAAGACCGCGCTGTCGTACTGGCTCCTCGACTTCAAGTACACTTTGCCGCTGGAGTAATACGCATACGCCGTATAGTTGTCTTGTTCAGAAGCGTATACGACCTGCATCGATTTATCGCCTGATAAGCATTCAGAAACGAAGCTCGACGCCGTCATAACCGTGCTCGCCAATCCGCGAGCATTGCCGTTGACGCTCGTGGTGAGGACGACAAAAGTAGCAGACGAGAGGTCGACCGGGAATGGCACGTAAGACGTCGACGCGGTCGAGAAGACGCATGGCGAGGTAAGCCGGGATACGGAATCACATGCCGATGGGGTAGCTCAGCGAGGCGAAGTGGTTCTGGCGGTCCGTCTTGCCGCCCATGCTATGCGCATTGATGGTGCCGTCAGGCATAACAACCAGGCGGTACGAGCTGTCCCCGCCGCCGAACTCGGTGACCATCGCCGCAGACCAGGCATGGGAGGGCCGCAGCTCCTCTGGAATGACATAAGGACACTTGATGCCCTCAGCAGGATCAGCGATGATCTGTGTGGCGCGGACGTAGACCGTCATGCCCACGAGAACGACGCTCCAGTTTTTCGTCTCGTACAGGGATACGGAATGCTAGCCGATAGCCCACGAACAGATACCTCTGTTTATAGCACCAGATACCGCAGAGGCGACTTGGAATCCAGTATAGCCGGATGTGTTGATGTAGCAGTACGCGCACACGTTGAGCACGTAACCGTCAGCGTCCGTCACGCACCCCGGCACGTAGATGTTGTCAGCTGGACGCAGCTCCTCCGGGATAAGTATATCCGGCTGCCAAAATGTGGCAGTCTGCTGGATGACTCTCCAATTGAGTGTGCATGTGCGTCCAACGCGCTGTACGTAGATGTAAGACGCCTTGCCCGGACATCCGTATAGCACAATCTGGTCGCCGTGGGATACGGAATGCTAGGCCAGAGCGACCAAATAATTTATTCTTATATCACCGTTCCAAACAGCGCCGAAGGTGGCGTAAATGCTACCTGAATCTCTAAAGTAGATGCAGCCGTCAACATGCGCCGGAATACCCATACCGTCTCCATTCATCACAAACACGGCATCAGTATTTGGGTCGAAGTCCCTGCCGAACAGATTTTTGAACTCATCGCGAGAGAACAGAACACTAGAAGAGTCTCTACTATGCAGCACTTTAGTACCAATAAATAGCTGCGGTATGCGGGATACGGAATGCTAGCGGTATCCAAAAACGGCGTTGATGGCCTGAAGTCCACTCAAGTCGGCCTGAATATCCTTCCCGGAGATAATCAACCGGCCGCAATTGCCCGAGACGGACCGCGCGATGGACGAACCCGAAACCTCGATCATCTCCGAGGAGATGTAGTGAGCGTTGTTGACCTTTGAATACACATGGTCCGAGAGGATCACTTGACGGTCTCGGCTCGGGCGCACACGGGTGCTTCGCCCGCGACCGTAAAGGATGTCCACGAACTGGAAGCTGGAGACGGGCTCCGATAGCGAGATGCTCTCGGTCGACCCCCGGTCGCTCGCGAATAACGTAGTCGGTGATACGGAATCCCCGATCTCGCTCAGGGTCTTGCCGACCGTCGCGATGCGCTCCGGGGTCCCGGGCGCGAGGCCCCTGATCGGGATGCGCCATAGAGGCATCAACGCCTCTGACGAGCCGTCCGAGATGGCACCCGCGTCCACCGCCGGGTCGGCGGCGGTCCCGGTCACGGGCGTGCCCTTGATCACCTCGGGCTCGAAGCTCTCGACGCCAGTGGAGCCGTCCTTAGAGTACCGCAGCGCCACGATGTCGTTGCGGTTGTATCCAGAGGTGCCCGACTCGACCGTCAGCTCGACTCCTGACTCGTTGGTCACATAGCGGCCGTCCATGACGAGGTCGCCCGAGCCGATGACCACCTTGTTTGCCGTCTGCATCGTGGCCTGGAGCCTGTCCTGGGTCGGCAGCACGTAGCGGCCGTCGCCCGCGGTGCCCTGCACAAGGCGGCCGAGCTGCGAGGCGGTGATGTGGTTCTTGCCCTGGAAGGCGAAGACTCCGTCGAAAGCCACGCTACTCACCCCTCTTGGCCATGAAATCGCCGAAGGCCGAGTCCTGCGAGGACGCCATGGACCTGTAGCCGTCGTAGCAGTCGGGGCACAGCAGGCGAGAGACCTCCGTGCCGTCCGCCGTGTATCTCTTCACGATGCGCCAGCTCTGGGCCTCCGGGGCGTTCTCGGTCGCGTACAGGGTCTTGGAGCACCTGTCGCACACAAGTTGGGAGTATCCGCTTGTCTTGGCCATGCTATGCCGTCCTTTCCCATCTGAAGGGGCCGAGGCTCGGCACCCTCTTCCACGTACCGCCGTAGCTTCCCGCCGGGCTAACGGCGGACGTGCTCTCGAAGACGCTTCCCACGGGGTGGGCCGCGAGAAATCCCGCGGCGGCGCCCTGCCCCTCGCAGGTGATCGTCACGTCCGAAGAGCCGTCGAAGTAGGCGGACCCCGTCACGGCCCCCTCAAGGGTCACCTTCCGCGCCCGCTGAAGGCGAGAAGCGCTGCGTGCGTTGCCGGTCGCGTCACCGGTCCCGCCGCGCTCGACCGGGAGCACGCCGGTCTCCACGTCCGACGCGTCGTGCACGTGGGAGGCCGCCGCGTAGTCCCCCGCTGGCTGGTATGCCGTCGGCGCTGCGTCGAGAGCCCTCTTG